AGCAGCGCGGCGCTGGGGCGGGGCCAGTTCAGAAAAGGCAACCAGCGTGACAGGCGTGGCAAAGAAGACGACAAAATGGCACTCGGCAAGAAGAGGCGGTAGGGGGCGGGTGGGGAGGAGGGCAGGCTGTAACCCTATCACATGCGTATCCTGAGGGCTGTTGAGATAAAGAAAGAGAGAACGGCGCGATAAATCGAGATTTACGGGGATCGGGTGCGACGTAGGGGGATGGATTCAGGAAAGACTTTTTCCTGTGGCGAAACACAAAGGCCAGGCCGTCCTGGAAACCCTTTCAGCGTTTGCTGGACATGGAAAAGCCTTCAGGCAGTGAGATCAGTCAGCCACACATCGAGAACATCGAGCACGGCGGCCTCGTCTTCTTTGCCCAACGTGCCCTGATCTGGGTCTGCCAGCAGCATGCCGCGCCGCTCCATGTGCTTGGTGCCGAATTCGTGGTACGTCGAGTAGTCGTGGGCAAAGCCCACACGGACGCTCTTGGCGTTGGCGTCGTAGCTGAGAAATTTAAGCATGGTGCCGTAGCGATCCAGCAGGCGGGCGTTGCCTGGGCCATCTTTGGCTGCGGCAGGGCTCCCGGGGTAAGGGTAGCCCTCCACTGTGGCGGGCCGCCACTGCGCCCAGGTCTGACCGTTGGGGTCGGTGCGCGTGGCAAAGCGGTTGCGCACCTGCGTCTCCAGCCTGGTGCCGATGGCATCCATCACCGGCTCCATGTTGCCAAGGGCCTTGTTCAGGCGCTGCAGGTGGGCACGGAAAGCGCTGTCGTCCACAGTGATGGTCAGCATGGCCAATACCCTCTAAAATCACAGCAGAACGTGGGGCGCGAAAGCGGCTGGCACCGGAGCCCATAGCCGCCTGAAAGCTGACCCCGCCGTCCGGCCAGGTGATTCGGGAGCTTGAGCCCCCACGTTCTACTTCTCACGCATCCCCCTCACGCCTGTAGATCGACTGGCCCACACGCAGAGCATTGATGCCCTTGCGCTCCCGGTTGATTACGTTCCACAGCACGCTGCCATCGGCCTGCTCGCGCACGATCACCACGATGTCGTACTTGGCCCCGGCAAACAGCTTGATGAAGCGCCGCCGCGTGGTGTCGTCGTCGTAAGCCGTGCTCCACACCTCATCCGGGCTGGTGAGTGTGGGCAGGATGAAGCGGCCAAAACGCTCGCGGCCATCGGTTCGCTTTTCCACCACGTGGGCCAGTAGACGATCCAGGATGGCGACTTTGCCCACGGGCGTTTCCACCATCCGCAGACCCCCAGTCGGAACCTCCAGCACCTCACGAAGTACTTGCACCGCAGCGTCGGCATCGAGTGACCGGGGCAACAGCTCTGGTGAAATGTCCTGCGGCTTAATCTCGCGAACATCTGGCAGGCCCCGTGTTGACCAGGTCTCCTGCCCTGGCACCTCCCTGGCAATGGCAGGCAGCGCAACGCCCGTCGATGCCACCGCCTGCGCCGTCGGCACAGACAGCCGCGCCAGCTTGGCCTGCACCATGGCATCAAACGCCTTGCTGGCCCCGTCGGTGCCGGGGCTGTAGTCAAAGCCCGGGTCAATGCCTGCGGGCACCTTCTCCACTGCTTTGGTGGCCGGGTTGCGCCAGTCCACCATCACATCCGGCGGCGCGGCCTTCACCATGGGCGTGCGCCGAATGGGCGCGGTGCGGTCAGTCTCTGCACCGGGACGATCCAGCACCTCGCCCTGGTCATACTCGCGTTTGGATACGCCCACGATGCGGCAGCGGCAGCGGTAACCGTTGGGTGGGCGGTGGGTGGCCCACCACGCATCCGACAGCGGCAGCGTGACGTTGTGCCAGGCCCGATGCTGTGGGCGCGTGCGGTCATCGTCCATGGCCACATAGCGGGCATAGGGCTGGGTGCGCTGGTTGCGCAGCAGCCGCTGCCACTGCCCGGCAGCCGCAGCCTGGCGCGTGTTGGTGTCAAAGATCAGCTGCAGCCGGGCGTGGTTGAAGCGGGTGGCCAGCACCTCCCCCGTGCGCGGGTCTGTCACCTCGGTGGTGCCCCACCAGCCTGCGTCCTTGAGCAGCTTTTCCGTGTTGCGAATCCAATCGCGCCGCGTCATGTCGCCCGCGACCGACTTGGTAATGCTGGCCTGCATCGCCTCCAGCAAATCAGCCCGCGCCAGGCGGCTGACCGTGAAAGCCCGCTCATGTTCCGAGCGCCACAGGTCGTACCAGTGGTAGGTCTCAGCGGTGAGGCCCCGCCCCGCCATATAGGCGATGGCCTCGGCTGGCGCCAGGCGCTGCAGCTGCGCGAAATCAGTTGCCCGCGACATCGTCCGCCCCCGCCTCATAGCCCGCCGCAGCTGCAAAGCTGGTGCGCGTCAGTGCAGCGGTCAAAGCGCTGGCATCCATCTCCGGCAGCAGCGCGGGCAGGCGCTCCACCAGCTCGCCGGCCGTCAGACCCTGAGCTGCTGCACTCTCCAGCAGGCGGCGTAGTGGGTGCACCATGGGCTCCAGCAGCGGCTGCCACTGCGCCAGCTCCTGCGCAATCAGCGCATCCACCGGGTCAGCGGCCTTTTCCCCAGGCTCCGCGAAGTTTGCCGGCTCTTCCTGTCGAGGTGCTGGCGCGGGCGGCACAGGCTGTGCCCTCTTGCTCCAGCCCTCGCCATACCTCGACCGCACCGTGTTCTCGTCCAGCTCGAAGCCCATGTCATAGACCGCCTTGTCGCCCTCGGCCTGCGTCTTGATGTCTTCCTCTTCCTTGATCTGGCGATACACATGGCAGGGCTCCAGCCCGTTGTAGTCACAGATCCAGGCCAGCAGCGTCTGGTTCAGCGTTTCGGACAGCAGATCGCTGTCCGCCTGGGTCAAGTCCTGGCGAACATCCTTGCGTTCCTTGCTGGCGGCGGCCAGCGCACCGCCGCCCGATCGGCTGGGCTCGGTGCCGGTCAGCACCTCGGCAATCCAGTCATCCATGTACTCACACAGCGCCTGCTGCGTGGTCACATTGCCCGACAGCTTGCTCTCCAGCAGGGCAATCTCCATACCCTCCGGCGTCATCAGGTAGCCGTCGCTCGACATGGCGCGCAGCGCATCGGCCAGCGTGCCCTTCTCCTTGGGGCCAGCGTTGCGTGGGTACTTCCCGTGCGGCGTGGGTGCGCCAAAGCGGTCACACAGCTTGTTCCACGCCACGATGCCCTTGCGCTTGAAGAACACCGGCCAGAAGAGCTGCAGCCCCAGGCCTGTGCCATACGGGTTGTCATCCTCCGGGTTCACGCGGTGCACGATGAACTTGCGCTCTGGTACCGGAACGCCCGTGAGCATGTTTTCGCGGGTGAGAAGGTGCAGCCGCGCGGGGCTGTTCTCGTCGGCCTGCACATACACAAACCGGCGCTGGGCCCGCTTGATGACCCGGGCCGGCACCACCCTGCCTTCACGCACCGTCCACACGATCTCGCCCACCGTAAAGCCGGACAGCAATGCCTCCATCAGTTCCTGGCACAGCCGGTCAAAACTGATCGCCTTGAGGATCGCCGTGAGCGTTTCAGCGTCCTTCGAGGCCTTCGCGTTGTTCTTCTCGCGCGGCTCCACCTGCCAGGTCTTGCCCACCAGGGCCAGCTGGCGCTTTTGCAGGCCAGCAAACACCTTGCCATCCCGGCGCAAATCGCGGTACAGCTCCACGCCACCATTGCCACGCTCCAGCAGCAGCGGGTCGTTGGTGCGCAGCACCCCCATGTAATGGTTCTCGAACGGGTCGCGCAGCCGATTGGCAAACTCGGTATCCAGCTCGGGGCGTGCGTTGTTGGGGGTGGCAGGGCCAGCCGTGCTGGCGCCCAAGTTGCGAGTGGGGCGAGTGCGTTTAACCATAGATGAAATCTCCCAGCGGCTGGCTGCTGTCGCGCGGGCCACCGCTCATGAATTCGATGGGGGCAGGCGCACCATCCGTAGCGTTGATCGCCAAAAAGCACGCCCAGGTGCGGTCGGCGTGGCCCGCACTGTCGCTCTCGGCCACAAAGCGCGGCGCGCCCGTGGGGCCTGACTCCTTGCGCAGCTTGTGCAAGTCGGTGCGCAGCGCCAGGTCACCCGCCGGAATACGAATGCGCCGGTCTTCAAAAACCTCTTTGCCCCGCGTGGCCATCGTCAACTTGTTGGGGCCGGTGAACAGCACCCCTTCCACCCGCGTGGTGCCATGGCGGCGCTGCACGTCTTCCACTGGCATCTCCCCCATGCCGGTCTGATCCATGCAAACGCGCATCACGTTGTAGCGGGCAAAAACCTCATTCAGCAGTGCCGCCTGCTCGGCAAAGCTGATGCGCTTTTTGGCAATGATCTCGCGCGTCCAAAGCACATCGCCCACCTGCTCCAGCACCCAGATCACAAACAGGTCGTTTCGTGCGCCAATGTCCACACCCACAAAGCAGGGGCCGCCGCAGTAGTTCACCGGCACCCCGGCCATCTCGTTTTCGCATGCACCGATCAGGTCATAGCCCAGCCAGGCGCTGGCCTCATCCAACCACTCCAGCTCAAACTCTTGCCGCCACAGGTCTTCATCGCCCGCACCGCGGCGCAGTTCTTCAACGTTGCGCGGCAGCCCATCCGCCACTGCCTGGTGGATCGTCGTGATATGGCGGCTCCAGCCGTCATCCTTGCCCGTCATCAGCTCATAAAACTTATTGCCCTTGCCGTTGGGCGTGCTGATCACGCGCAGCTTCAGCCCTGGCTTGGAGATAACGGGGAACAGCGCCTTCCAAATCGCCCGGCTGTCCTGGTGAAAGGCAAACTCATCCAGCAGCACATTGGCGCTGAAGCCCCGTGCCGTGTCGGGGTTTGCAGGCAAGGCAGTCACCCGGCTGCCCCCAGGCAGCTCCACCTCCAGCGCCCGCACGCTGGCGCTGAAGTCCGACTCAAACTCCCGAAACCCCGCCTGCATGGCCCGCAGGTGCAGCTTCACACCCTCATTCATGGCCTCTCGCGCCTGGCGCTCGCCACGGCTCAGAATCACCCAGCGTGCACGCCGCCCCTCGGCCTCTGCGCGCACCACATCCAGCGCCAACTCCAGCGTGCTGGTGAAGGTCTTGCCGCATTGGCGGGCGAACATGGCAATCTTGAAACGCGAGTCATCCTGCACCCAGCGGCGCTGGTATGGGTAAAGCTGCAGCGCAGGGGCGGCGGGTGCGGGGGTGACATCAGAGGTCATATGCCGCCTTGATCACCTTCGCCAGCACATCGGCAGGCACATCCCCGGTCTTGCCCAGGGCATCCAGCTTCGCCCGCTGCTCCTCCAGCACCTTCTTGCGCGTGGCCTCTTCCACCTTCGCCTGAAACTCCTTCAGGTTGATGCTGCTGCGGGTGAGCGTGGCGATGTTCTTCGCCGCCTTGCTGAGCAGCGCCACACGCTCCCCAGGATCGGAACCTTCCTCAGACTCTTCCACCTCCTGCAGTGCCAGGATGGCCTCGAACAGTTCGGTCTGCACCATCGCCGTCAGGGCCTCGCTGCGGGCGTCCTTGTCGTCGCCCGCATGCGCCTGGATCATCTTGGCCGCCTCGGTGCTGGCGCGAATGGCAGACAGCCGCCGCTCCAGCTTTTGCCCATAACGACCGACAGCCGAGCGGCTCGGCAGACCGCCCGCCGTGGCGGCGGCGGGGTAGCGCGCCTGCAAGTCGGCGATCAACTCATCCAGCGTCAGTATCCGTTCTAACATCGGCCCCATGACCTCTTCCCTGACCCATCTCATCCACCACCCCTACCAGCCGCCCGCAGGCTTTGCGGCCCCCCAGCCAGCGGTGTACAAGGCCTCGACGGTCATTTTTGCCAATACGGCCGCCATGCGCGAACGCAATTGGAAAGAAAAGGACGGCTACACCTACGGCCTGCACGGCACCCCCACCACCTTCTTGCTGGAAGAGCGCCTGTGTGCGCTGGAGGGCGGCAGCGAATGCATCCTGGTGCCCAGCGGCCTGGCCGCCATCGCCAGCGTCAGCCTGGCCCTGCTGCACCAGGGCGACGAGGTGCTGATCCCCGACAACGCCTATGGCCCCAACAAGGCCCTGGCACAGGGCGAGCTGGCGGCTTTTGGTATCACCCACCAGTGCTACGACCCGATGGACCTGGGCGACCTGGCCGCCCGCATCAGCGAGCGCACCCGCCTGGTCTGGCTGGAAGTGCCCGGCTCCGTCACCATGGAATTCGCCGACCTGCCGGGCATGGTGCGCCTGTGCCAGGAACGTGGTGTGCGCACGGCGCTCGACAACACCTGGGGTGCCGGGCTGGCATTCAACCCTTTCGACCTGCCTGGGGGGCTGGCCGTCGATATTTCGGTACACGCCCTCACCAAATACCCCAGCGGCGGCGGCGACGTGCTGATGGGCAGTGTGATGACCCGCAACACCGCGCTGCACGAGCGCCTCAAGCTCACCCACATGCGCCTGGGCGTGGGGGTGGGGGCCAATGACGTGG